AAACTGGAAACTGTCCGGAATGCCTTCACGGCGCAACAAATGGCTGTCACTTAACCAAGAAATCTTACGACTCTTGCCCGAATCTAATGCGCCTTTCAGCAGGTTAAGACTGACGTCATCCAACAAAATGCTGTCACAGTCGTCAAACACAACCACGCAATTCTCGTCCGAATACTTGTACAAAGTACTGTACAAGCCAAGAGCGGTTGCACTACCTTTAACCACTTCAGCACGGATCTTGCGTCCAGCCAGTTGATCCAGCAAGGTAGCCTTTTCAATTTCTTGCTCAACGCCAAAACTCTTGCCAACGCCGGGAGGGCCGCTGACAATCATAGCACGAATGCTACCAGTGGTAGCCGCCTTGGTCATCTCCGTAAGGATTTCAAATCGCTCACGGATGCGACTGATTGCTTCCTCATCCGTTTCTTGAACGGTAGGATCTTTTACTTCACTCTGCACAGGTGCATCTCCTACAAATTGATAACTCATTGGACCTTCGCAGGCAATGCGAATGCTCTCAGGACAGCCAGGAAACTGACCTTGATTTTTGACTGTTACAAAACTTTTCTTAGCACCACGCTCAAACTGTTTAACCAGTTCAAACTGCATGCCAGCACAATTCTGGTTGCGATAAGTGCCTTCAACAATCTCGATGTATGTACTCACTGTCAGCTCCTACTTCTGTTACGTTATGCCATAATTATAGCAAAATGGCGAATTATCGTCAAGTACTACCTTAGTATTACTTTTCCATAACATATTCAAACAAGATCCACTTGGCACGATTCAGCGCCTGGCGGGCATCTTCTGCTCGCATATAGTCAACTTCGCCGTATTCAGTATTAACCATTTCTTGGGCATCGCTTATCAAACTTGCCGCCATCATAGCAGGACCAGAGTGCTTAAAAGTGATGCTGGACTCTACTGCTTCACGCATACCTGCTTCGGTAACGCCATACATACGAACTTCACGCTTTTGTCTATCAGTGAGTTGGTCATATACTTGGGTCATTGTCTGCTCCTGTTTCGTTAACTTATGCCATAATTATAGCGAAATAGGGAATTTCGAGCAAGTACTACCTTAGTACTACCGTTTTTCACGCCGAAAAGGTGTTGTTTTTCAGCAACACCCGGTGTAATACTTAGGTATTAGTACTAAAGTATTAGTCTTCAGCCTGGCGATCTGCTTCCAAATACTGTTTGATTACTCGCATGGCTTTACGGCTGGTATCATAGACAAATTCTTTGTCTTCATCCTCAGTATGAACTACAAGAATAAAACCGTTTGCGGCTTTGCGAATTTCGATAGATTCAAACATATTACACCTTCAATGGATAGTTGAGTGTGTAATAATAGCATATTATAGATTATGTGTCAAATTGTAGTTTAACCAAAATTTTTGAACACTCTGCGTAGCACACGACTGGCAGGTTCAAAGTTTGACTCCATTATTTCGATATTAGCCAAACCATAGGCAGTCATACCCATTTCCATATAATAAGTTTTTGTGGGCCAACGTTTACGATTTAATGGATAACTGTGGATTAACAAACACTCGTCGGCTATTGGTTGGTATTGGTCTGTGCCCTTATGCTGACAAGCCGTTAACATCTGTATTGCTACTGGATTTACACCAATGTCTGTACGCTGGAAGTTTTTGGCAAACATAAGCACAACATATTCTTCTACTGAATTAGGCAGTACACAATTTGCTAATTCTTCCCCTTCCATTATTAAGTCGTATGCGACTTTTACAAAAGGGTCTGTATAACTCATACAGTATTTACAAATCTACAAGTAATTCCGACTTAAGTTCTTCTTCTGGTAGGAATGGTACCAAGTCGTGTAGGCCTGCCTGACGTCCATCTTTTAATCCTTGTGCAGGCAATATTTCTTGATCCATATGGCAAACACAGTCCCATATAATAGGACCGCCAGTCTTACTCATTCTAAATGCAAACCGATCTAAGTCGTCCTTGCTCTTTAATTGAAAATATTCAAAACCAAATGAGTCTGCTATTTTAGCAAAGTCGGGGAACCAAAGACCTTTTCCAGCACTAGTTCCAAATACACGACCTTCATAGTATTTGCTTTGTGTATTTTTGATACTGAGGTAGCCGCCGTTGTTTAGGATAACAATCTGCACATTGAGATTATGTTCTCTAATTACAGCCAGTTCCTGTAAGTTACTCATAAAACTGCCATCGCCGGTAATGCATATTGTTCCTCTACCTGCACCATTGTTTAGTTCAACACCAATAGCACCAGGTACTGCCCAGCCCATGTCTGCTTGTGCAGGACTGAATACCAAACGTTGTCCCGGTTTTGCTTCCAGTGCGGTAGGTCCTGCGTAACTAATGCTACCAGCATCACCTACTAGTACTTGTTTTGAATCACTATGCTTGTTAACCCAATCTAAAACTGCATAAATGTTTAAAGAGTTAGTTTCATTGTCAGCACGGTATTCGGGCTGCATGACAGGCCATTTAGTTTTCCAGTGTAGGCATTTAGCTAACCATTCTGTTCTTGTCATAGCATTGCTCCAAAAAACTTTTCTAGTCCACAAAGATATCTAGCATCGATTGACACAATATCCTTGTTCAATTCGTTGTTGTCTATGTCTATCATAATCTTGTAACTATAGGGACTGAACTGTTTAGGATCATATCCTACTACACTACTGCCAAGACTGCAACCTAATATTAACAATAAATCACAATTTTGTACTGCAAAGTTACCTGCACGACTGCCTTTAATGCCTACTGTGCCCATGCTGTAATGGTGGTTGCCAGGAGTATAATCCCTTGCACCATACGTACTGGCAAATGGTATTTCATATCGTTCAATAAATTCATTGAACAAGTCAACTGTTTGGCTCTGTCTAATACCGTAGCCCGCAAGTATAAGCGGACGTTCGCTCATTTCTATAGATTTTTTTACAAACTCGAAGTCTACAGGAAGTTTGGCACTAGCAGGAGGTTCGAAATGTTTAACATCTTCTGGCATTGGAGCGTTCTGTATATCGCTGGGGATGTCAATCCAAACAGGACCAGGTCTGCCTTCCTGTGCTAACCACATTGCACGTTCTAGTGTATAAGCAACATCTCGTACATCTGTAACAAACACGCTCCATTTAGTCATTGTAGCATACGTGTCCACAATGTGGTGTTCTTGTACGCCATACTTGCGTAATTGTATACCACGTTGCTCGTTGATATATCCACTACAGGCATCAAGTCTAACGTTGCCGCTGATAAAGATTACAGGCACACTGTCTTGCCAAGCATTAAGCACGCTGGTAGCGCAGTTAGTACCAGCACAACCGGTGGTAGGATTTACTACACTGACTTTGCCAGTAAACTTTGTTTCACCAATGGCAGCATGTCCAGCACCTTGCTCATGATGGTAGCAAATATAAGGCATTCCTGCTTTAATAAATCCATCATTGAGTCCGCTTGCACCGCCGCCCATTAAGCCATGAACACGTTCTACTCCTTGTGAACGCAGATATTGGGGGATCCAATCACATACTCTCACTGTTTATCCTTGTTTATGTTTAAAAACTAAATCCCCATCAATTTGAGTTTTTAGTTCATAATTATAACTGAACAAAAAAGATTTTAATTTTATGAAACTACTATCGTATCTATTAGCCCAGTCTTCAAAAATTTCTACAACTACCACAGGCTTAAATTTTTCTAAAGTGTCGACAGCACCACGCAATGCTTGTAACTCAAAGCCTTCAATATCTAAATGAATCAGATTGCATTCTTCTAGTGCTAAATCGTCAATTCTAAATGAGGGGAAAACTCCTCCCGGAACTACGTGTCCGGCTCCAACATCTTGTCCAAGTTTATGATTTTCCATTCCTAATAGTGCATGGTTGTTACTTAAACACCCTTGCATTTTTATAACGTTAATCTCTGGAACGTTCATGCATAAACAAAGAAAATTAGTAGGGTCTGGCTCGAAAGTGTAAACTGTTTGAAAGTTTCTTGCATATGGTTTAACATAATACCCGCAGTTACCACCTGCTTGTACTACCACTTGTCTATTGCTTACTAGTTCACTTATTCTATCAGGAACTTCTGATCGTTTTGTAAGATAGTCCCAACAAGAATTTTCATCAATACCGTCTTGTTTGGGCCAGTACCAAGAGTTTCCTTGATATTCTCTTACTTCAATAGCGTTGTTAATCATCTGTTACCATTTCTATATTATTACTTAAACAAACTTAAGAAGCCGTCTACAATTTCTCCAATGTACTGAATTTGCTGTTCTGTAATCACAGGACTGGTGCCATGAAAGTAAGTATGAGTCATGGCGTGTGTAGCATTGGGCATTAAGTTTCGGGCCACATTCGGATCCATCAAATGGCTGTACGCAGGTTGTAGCATAATATTGCCTGCAAAATACGGGCGTGTCTGTATAAGGTTTTCTTCCAAATAGTCTACTATATCACTACGACTAAATGGTGCGCCCTGCCTTATTGTTAAGGGAAAAGCAAACCATGATGGATCCGAGCCTGGTTGTGCATAAGGTAAGATAAAAAATTCTTCGTGCTTTTTGTAAATGTCTAGTAACAATTTGTAGTTGCGGCGGCGTAGTTGATGTATTTCTGGCAATTTGTCCAACTGCTTCAAGCCCATGGCACATTGTAGTTCGATGGGTTTTAGGTTATAACCAATCTCATCGTAAACATACTTGTGGTCAAATATTTCTCCTGGCATGGCAGGAATCCATTCGCTAAATCGTTTGCCGCAAGTACCACATTTCAGTTTGTTTGCCTCTGGACCAACACAGTAACAACCGCGGCCCCATTCACGGAAACTGCGTAATATAACTTCTTGTTGTGGATCATTGGTAGCAACAAATCCACCTTCACCCATGGTCATATGGTGTGCAGGATAAAAACTGCATGATGCCATTAAACCAAAACTGCCAAGAGGTTGACCGTTCCACGTACTGCCCAGTGCATCGCAACAGTCTTCTAACAAAATTAAATCGTGTTTACGCACAAGATCCATTAACTGATCCATGTTAGGAGGATTACCCAAGACGTGTGCAAAAGTAATTACACGTATTTCTGGATCATTGGCTAATGCACGTTCAACTTGGTCTAAATTAATGTTTAATGTGTCTAATTCAATGTCTACAAACTGAGGTAAGAATCCTACTTGTAGGGTAGGATTAAGTGTAGTAGGAAAACCTGCAATAGGCATCAAAACTTTTGTGCCTTTAGGCAAGTTATAACCACGTTTGCTGGTAAGCGAAGCCATCATCAGCAAGTTACTGCTGGATCCACTGTTGGTCACAATACCCAGTGTTTTGCCGAACTGTGAAGGAAACCGTCGTTCGAACTCAATACCTGCCGTGCCCATTGCCAACCAACCGTTAAGCAAACTTTCTACACCTGCTACGTATTCTTCAGCATCATAGTGTGCGCCTGCATAGTTTACAAAGTCTTTACCTGCAGTCCAGGACTTATTAGATTGTTTTTGTTCAACGTATTCGCGAACCTGTTTAAGAATGTGTTCCATATTACCAAATAAAATTGTTCTTGTAGTATTTTACTATTTTTTTCAACTCCGTGTCAAACTCTGCCTGTGGTCGCCATCCAAGTTTTTTAAGTTTGGAATCATCTATACTGTACCTAACATCTTGCCCTTTTCTAACCGAATCTTCTATATAAGAGGAAACATCGTCGGTGTTGTGCATTATTTTGGAAACTTTTTTAACCACTTCAATGTTTTGTAATTCTAAATTACCAGAAATATTATAAATTTCATTAGTTACGCCAGATTCAATAATTTTAATAATTGCACTAGCAGTATCAGAAGCATGTAACCATGTACGAACAGGAGTCCCATTATTGTGTAGATCAACTCGTTTGCCGATTGTAAAAAATTTACAAGTTTTAGGTATAAGTTTCTCTACATACTGGCCTATGCCATAGTTATTGGTGGGGCGTACAATTATGTAAGGCAAATTATGGGTTCTGCCCCAGGCCATCACCAGCATGTCGGCAGCGGCCTTGGTGGCACTGTAAGGATTGCTAGGACGTAACAAGTCTTGTTCTGTATGACTGCCCTGCTCTATATCACCGTAGACTTCGTCAGTGCTAAAATGCAAAAATATCGGTTTTTGCAGTTTCTTTTGATTGATCAATTTGAGCAAATGATGAACACCATCGATGTTACTGTGTACAAATTCGTCTGAACTTTCAATGCTGTTGTCTACGTGTGTTTCGGCAGCAGTGTTAATAAAATAGTCACTGTCATAGATCCTGTCAATGTCATTGATATCTTTATGTTCAAAAGTAAAAGTTTTATACTTTTGTAACTCTGGTAATAAGTTCCAATTGGCTGCATAAGTGCCTTTGTCAACTCCTCTAACATACCACCCTTGCTCTAAACAGGCCCGAGTTACGTGGTAGCCAATAAATCCCAGGCAACCTGTAACATACACAATCTTCTTACTCATTGAACGTTTTCCAACCATTGAGTATTATTTAAATACCATTTTACCATGTTGTCTATTTTTTCCTGTGTGGTACTGGTGTTCTTATATCCTTCACGATAAAGTTTATCGGGATTGACTAGATTATAAGCATCATGTCCTGGTCTGTCTACTGGCACAAGATCATAACGTAACTCTTTTTTCAAACTTTGTGCAATCATCTTAGCAAACGATAAATTATCAATGAATTCAGCACCAGCACTATTCCATTTTTCACAATGGCTTTTTTGATTTTGTAAAATAAAATCAGTATGTTCGGCTACATCTTTAACATAATACCAGCGCCGGCCACCAATATGTCCATCTGCACCTGTATGAATTACAAGTTTTTCGTTGTTTAATATCTTTTTAATTGTGGTTACTGGGAAACGAGTGCTTTGACATCTTTCACCAAACGAGTTATTGAGATGGACTACTGATGTCGGTATGCCAAAACTTGAACTGTAAGCAACCGCAAGTTCTTCACCTCCGGCTTTAGTTGCTCCGTATGGATTGTTAGAGTTGTAAGGATCATCTTCTTTGCTGTCATTGCCTAATCTGACTGGACCAAATACTTCTGCTGTACTGTAATATACAAATCGTTTAAGATTTAATTCTCGTGCTAGTTCTAAAATATATCCCGTACCCACCACATTATCAAATATTGCGCCAATTGGATCTTGTAGGCTGGCTTCTGAACTAGGGTTTGCGGCAACGTGCAAAATATAGTCTATGTTAAGTAATTGTGATCTTAGATGATTACAAGGTTCTTTAAGACCATACTCAACAAATTCTAAATTTTCAATGTGCTTCAGGCGTGACGAATTTTTTGTGTCTTTCCTTACACCGCAGACAATTTGATTATTGTGCTGAGAAAAATATTCTACTAAATGACTGCCAATAAAACCCGTTGCACCTGTAATTAAAAATCTTTTATTCTGAATCAACGTCAATGTCCATTTGTTTTGCAATGTCCAACATTACTGCATTACGCTCTCCTGCATTTCTACTGCCGTGAAAATGTAAGACTTTTGCTTCTGCTAAAGTACACCCATTAAATGAATTTGAATGATTTTCATCTAAACTTACTACCTGAAAAGCCATAGTAGGATCTATCATTTGCTCAGGAGTCAGTCCTTGACTCCAGATCTGATGATTGTGAAGAAGTTGCCCCCAACTCCAATCGCTTTCTTTATGACTAAACCATTTGGCCATAAGTTGTTCGCCCAGTTCCCAAACACTAGAGTCCATAGTAGCAGGATAGTATCTAATATCATCATTTAGATAGTGCGTATGCTCTGGGTGTGATTTAGGATCAGTATAATTAAACAAACGCATTTCTCGGTATTTTCCAAAAAATTCAGTTGGCTTAATAAACATAGTGTCTGAACCCATGAACAATATGTTGCATGGTTCTTGATGCCACATTTCTTTAATTGCATAGTATGTTGCAATTTGATTCATTCGTGCATCAAGCACCGGAGATTTTAATGCTACTTCTTTCCAAGTGCTTTGTAGAAACTTTTTGGCGCTTTGGCGACTAATTTTATACATGTCAGCATAACTTTTATAGTCTTTTTCCCAATTTGGGTTTGGACCTGTTCCCTGCCAATAACCCCAATAGTTTACTACTGGCCTAACACACCCTACCAAATAGTTTTTTATTTGTACCATAATTATTTGTACTCGTAGTTAACAGTATCTTGATTTACTCTAAACACTGTGGCACCATTACGTAAATGAAA